CTACTTGCATCTTAGTCTTCCCATTTAATTTTGAACGGAACTAACGCTTCTGCGTGGCGTACTGCTTCCTCAAAGGTGGAGAAGGTATTCTCGAAGTTTGATTCAATCCACAGTTCGAACATGTTGTTCGTGTTGAGAACAATATCAACCTCTGCGGAGGCGTTTGTAGCCATCCAACCCTGCTTGATATCGATTGCGTTGGCGTCGAACTCGGTGAAGGTCATAAGCATCTGTGTGTTCCCTTTCGTTTTCATATTATTAATATAGCTATGTGTCAACCTTTACGAGCCAGTGACTAGCCGGAAGCTACCATCCTCAACGCGATTAAAGCCTTCGACAAACACATGCCAATCACCAACGGAACGTTTAGCTTGCTGGAAAACGGACTCAGCTGCTCTCCAAAAACCCTCTACAGTGTTGGTAGCAGTGAACGAGCTAAACTCATATTCCTGCAGGTTGTCGTCAAGAGTACGATAAGTTACACGATACATATCACGCTCTTCATCAAACATTCGCCAATTGAGATCGATAATCTCTCCCTCTTCGCCGAAGATGCTCCAACGAGTCTCAAAACCCAGCTCGTCGCGCTTGTTGTCCAGGTCTTCGATAACTTTGTACATTTTGTCCATATTTGCATTCCTTTTTCCATTTGATAAAATTATTATATCACAATTCATATCAATTGTAAACAAAAAAATTCATTTTTTTTAATTTTTTTTATTAAGGAAAACAATAGGTTATGCATTTTATTAACAGTGTAACATTTATGTTACAGTTTTTTTAGCGGCACCTTCATCTTCAATAACCCTTCCACCAGCATAGAATGGTAGCTTTCTAAAACCACGACCCCAGTCTTCTGCCTGGGATCTTACGTAAACCATTGATCGATTAGGAAATTCTTCAAGATAAAATATCTCTTTACCCCTAACATATTCAATCCCTAATACCTCATCGTCAATATAGAAGACAGCAACCTCTCCAGTTTGATAATTAACTACTTTTTCGTCTAGGTATGTTTTTGGCATTACCTTCTCCGTATAGCTGGTGTTTAGTACCGTATTTTCGTTTAGGGATCTTAGAGTCAGCTGAACTTACACAAGAGGGTGAAATGCATACCCTGTTATCAGTGAATAGTTTGAATCCTGTGGTAATGTTGCCCAATGGTTCATCCCTGCAGGAATAACTACGTTTAATTGATCCGTCTGGTTCCCTAATAATAATTGATCTGAATCCACTTGAACATTCCCATCCTTTGAAGTTATTAAACTCAAAAGCATTGAACCTTTCAGCTTGATCCATGTCATATTTATTACCCTTTGAATCCGTAAGCTCAATTTCAAATGTACTTGTTTTTAATTCATTATGTAAAATAGCTAATTGTTCTTCAGTATATCCATCAACAACCTTTGTAGCATTCTCATTTGACTGAGGTTTTAATGTTGTATGGATACCCTTGCTCTTAAAATACTGAGCATACTCCCATAGTCTATCAAATCTATCGGGTACCATGACCATATTAATTGTTATACGTATTCCATTATCCTGACAAAAAATTAGCTTATCAAGATATTTCTCAATCTTATTGTCTGTGTTTAAATGTTCAAAATGTACGGAGGAGGTGATGGAAGCACGATCAAATCTCTGAGCAATTTTCACATACTCTTGAAACCAAGGTAGATTACGAGAACAATTACTGGTCATATGAATACGTTGCATGGTAGCTTTGTCGTCATCAGCCAAGTGTTCTAATATCTCAAGGTAACCTGGATGAAACGTAGGTTCACCACCAGACAATGACCAATTGAATGAATTGAATCCATTCTGTCTTGCTTGTCGTTTTATCTCATCAATAGTTAATAGACAAAGATCTGTGTCCCTATGATCTTTCTTTTTAGAATGAGCATAGGGCCAACAATAAGAACAATTGTAATTACAGAATCTACCTAATAACCATGACACATAAAACATATCATTGTAGATACCTGTCTTCGTACCTACATGTTCTATATCATCAAATGGAATATGAGAAAAGTCTGGATCATTCAGTCTCAATGTCATCGATCACAGCATCTCTCATCGCAATTGCCTGTCTATCGTATTCTTCATCATACGCATTTGAAAGTTCTCTTGGTCCATTAATAAACTTATAAGCCAATGTTATTCTGTCACACCCAGCATATGCTGCATGCCAACAATGGTATTGAGGTTCTGAATATCTACCAAATCGATACCATCTACACTGCCAACCTGGTTTGTCCTCATGGTTAACAATAGAATCTGTTTCTCTATCATAATATCTAAAATAGCCATCACCTGTTTCAGACCAAGTAAAAAGAATCTGATAAGCAGCAGCATTCCAATTAGTATGCCAACCAACAAAACCACCAGGTGGATAGTAATTAAACAATGCGTTTGAATGTGTGCCTATAACAGCTGGAAATTCTTTCTTTACTTTATATGCTAAGGCATAAAACTTTTCTGGGTTTTTTTCACCCATGTTACCTACTGGTTGTGAGAAATGTTCTTGAGGAAACCCAGTATGATCATTATATTTTTTAAACCATACGTCCCTTAGGTACTCTTCAGAAGTATAATATAGACCTCTTTCTTTAGCATCACTAGGTTCCCACATATGATGAATAGGATCTCTAACACCATCAATAGAAAAAAGTTCGTCTTTAAAGGAATCTAGTGTTTTTAAGAGTTCTTTATTTTTAATTAATACTTCCGTCATTACAGTACTCCATAACCATAGGAAATATGCCTGCTAGCACATATGCGCATTCTTTCGCTATATCCATATGTTCTTTTTGTGTTCCATTAGCAGACCTTAATTCTATATAATGGATCCACGAACGAAGAGTTCCATTCATATACATTCGAGATACGGTATTGCCTTCAGGTAGAACTGCTCTTGCCTGCTCTTTAGCAATGCCATTCTCAATAGCCCATTTATATGCTAGTTTCGCCTCATGAATAAGCTGCTGTTGTTTCATTTCCCATGCAATTTTTAATTGCTGATCATCAGTGGTAATAGAGTTTTGTCTATTCTTTTGATCCTGTAACCTAGCTTCTCGAGTAACAAACTCAAGATCTTGTGTAGGATCAGCATATCGTTGACTAAACTCTTGGAACGAGAATGATCGATGACGCAAAATCTGACGAGCAATATCACGTGTAGTTTCAATCTCCAAACATACACTTACCATTTCAAATGGTGACCAGTGTTTATGTTTAGCCAAATAACGAATAAGCTTTTCAGCTGTATCCTGATTATTCTGATTAGATGGATTAGAAACCCTAGCTGCATATGCAATTAAATCTCGTAACGATCTCGGTCTATTAACGCCTTCTATGTCTCTAAACCACTCATTAGCTTGACTAAAGCTTATCAGTTTTACTTTCACTCCACTCTCCCCATTTCATAACAAAATTTTCACTAAGGTCTTCAGCATATTGTAAGGTATGACCTCTTACAGGTCTAACTTCAATAAGTTTTTCATTTTCATATAGCATAACTACAAACCCATCATCATTAAAAATGACGGCTTCTCTAGTTTTATCGTCGCTCCAAAATTGACTTATCATATTCATGAGCTCATAACCAATTTTGAACTAGCCATTCTCTTTAAATATTCTCTACCATCCACTCGCTCCTTAATAAACTTAGCTCGAGTGTCTGCTGTATTTGGATTAGGTACTGTAAAAACTACATCTTTACCTTGTTTCAAGGCTCTATACTGATTAAGTCGTCTTTGCATACCTTGTTCAATATATTCACGCCTAATAGCATTTGTAAGTTTTTTATTAGTACCAACTTCTCCTTTGGAAACATAATGTTTACCAGAAGACTTTTTCCCTTTTGCCATTATCTACTCCAATTTAAAATCTTTAAAACGATCGTTAGTTTTAGACTGGTCAAAGACTGGCACATCTTGTACTAGGTTTTGCTGAGTAGAGTCCACGTCAAACAACCGCATCTTGCTTCTATCTATACCAAGGACAAAACGCTTATTGAAGGTCGGATCATTGTACCGATTCTTCAACTGTTTAATCATTATTTGTCCTTGTTGTTCAAGTTCTTCTGAGGAAACCAGTGCGAACATAAGATCTGCCGTAGCTGGCAATCCAAAGGACTCAGACGTATCCTCAAGCCCAGGATCCGAGCTAGTATAACCCGAACGAGTCGTCTGCGTAGCGCTCCAGACCGGCAGTTCGAATTCGACCGCAAGACCGCGAAGCTCTTCAGCAATTGCTTTAATGTAAGTGTATGAGTTGATTGCACCGCCCATCGCCTTCATTCTTGAAGAAGCACATATATTGAGATAGTCGACAAAGACTACATCAGGTGTGAATTCTTTTTTAAGTTTGAGTTCGTTGAGTAGCGACCGAAAATGATTTGAATTTGCAGCACCGGTCGGGTACTCTTTGATGATCAGGTTACCAGAAGATCTTTTAACAATTGTCTTAACTTTATTTTTAAATTGAGCTTTGCTTAGATTTTCTAACTGATCTATAGGCACATCTAGCAAGTTAGCATCAATGCGCTCGGCAATTTTCTCCTCTGCCATTTCCATAGTTATATATAAAACATTATATCCTTGGACTAGGTAATTACCAGCCAAGTGGCACATGAAGAGAGACTTACCAACACCAGTCCCAGCAAGAGCCACGTTGAGAGTCTTGCGTGGTACTCCACCTTTAGTGATC